TTGGTGGCCCGAAGACCTTCCCTGCTGATTTTGCGGGCAATATTGATGGCGAAGGAGCGGTTGGCCGCCTGCTTATCCCTGCCCTGCAATGGAATCCCCTTGAATGCAATCCACTCTTGGATGGGTCGGATGGGAATCGGGTTGCCCTTGAATCGGAACGGACTATTTGGCGCACGGTTGCTCTTCTGCGTTCCCTTGACACCGAGGTCCACGAACTTCCAGTAATCGTTGGCTTTGATAGCCACCACAAAGGATGAATCGGTCAGCGTGATGGGTTCAACGGTTATGCTTTGGGCAAGGGAGTTGCTGGCAATGGCGTTGGCGTTTGCGAGGTTCTGCTTGGCGAGCCTGACCACCCCCTCCAGCCACTTGGTCACCAATGCGTAGGACTTGTTTTCAATCGCTCCATCTGCAAGGCTCACCCCGAAGTCAGCCAAGGCCTCCTTCTGCAAGTCGGTCAGTTTCTTGCCCGAACCACCGACGAATACATCGAACTCCATGCTGGTAAATGTCCAGCCTCGCAAATTGTGTCCTACTTCCTCCGCATCCGCTCCGCTTCCATCCGTTCGGCTTCCAAGATGTCGTGGATGAGCAACGCATAGTTCAAAAACTCCACCGCCTTCATTGCGAAGATGGCCTCAAATTTCAGCACATCTTTGTTGGCCATTCGCCAAACCACCATCAGCCAACCGTAGCCAGCAAGGGGGTTGGTTACGGGGCCTGCATTCCCTTCGTCAGGTGCTTGGAATAGTCGCTCAAAACTTTCAAGTAACTTTCGGAACTTAGCAAAAAAAAACTGACCACCCCCCAAACATCGCCAATCTTGGCATGGGCTTTGAGCAGTTCGGCCCGCTCTTGGTGCGAAGCCCCGTCGTATTTCTTCGGGAAGTAACCAAGGAATCCCCCCTCCCTGCAAAGGGTCGCCATGATGCGGTGCAGGTTTTGGACCAACTTCTTCTCGTCGGTCGTGTCCGTGTCCATCAGGTCTATCAGTTGGCCAGCGGTGAGTTCGTCCGTGAAGACGGTCGGAATCCACCACTTGCCGCCTGCTTTGAACCGCCTCTTGTAAGCGAGGGTGGGTAACTCGTTCCACTCTGCTATGATGGTCTTGTAACGCTTAGTAAGCCCCTTGGCGGGCATTTCTCGGACGAGCGATACATCAACCCCCTCCACTATCGCCACGACCCCTGCACGCTTGTCGTAGTCCGTGAGGACGGGCGAGAACTCCAGCGCAGCGATGCGTTGGAATTGGTCGATGGTGAGGTCTTGGAGTTTCATAACTTAACGAGCCAACTGGTATCGGTGAAGAAGTGGTCGGGTTCATCAAGGCAGTCCCGAACGGCTTGCAGTACTTCAGGCATATACGAATCGTGACCCGCTATAAACCCGCCCTGCTTGACCTTGTTCTTCCAAGCGGTGATGTCCTCCACCACCGAGGCGTAGGAGTGGTCAGCGTCCACATACACGAAGTCAAGCGAATGGTCCGCATATTGCTGGGCTGCTTGGACGCTGGTCGATTTGACCTTGACGATGTTCGGGTAATCGGGGAGCATAGCGTCAAACATCTGCTCGGCTTGCGTCACTACACCTCCAATGTCCCAAGGGTCAATGCAATCCAACTGCCCACAATGCAGGGCAATGACCCTGCTGCTTACGCCCGAAAAACTGCCAACCTCAACGCCGTGGTCGGTCGGCTTGATGTACTTATCGCACAAATCAACGAGGCCATCGATGCGGTTGTTGCCGTTCAAGTAGTCAAGAGGCAAAAAAAACATTCTTGGGACCAACCGCAAGGCGGCAATCTTTTCTTCAAGTTTCATCGTCTAAAAATTTGTTTAATGTCCTTACTCACATTTGCGTAGTTGTTGGTCAAGTGGTACACCTTGCAATGGCCCATGAGTTCGCCGTTCTCATCCATTTCCAGCATGGGGGCAAATCCCAAAGACCAAATCGGCAGGGAGGCCATGGATTCCCGATAGAGGTCGGTATTCGCTATCATCTGCAACGCTTGCGGGTTGCGGCTCAACACCTCGGCGAGCCGCTTGGTGCTGAACATCCAAAAAGCGTGGTAATTATTGCAAAACGGAATGCTTGCGTAGGTCTTGCCGTTCCAATCCCGCCACATATTCGGTGTCAAATTAAATGAGATGTCGGGGCTAAATTCGCCTTCCCTGTTCGGGTAGGTTTCAATGCGGGTGAAGGACGGGTACAAATTGTCCTCAAACATCGCATCGAACTGTGCGGTGAAGTTGAGGAACCCTTCCTTGGGGAGCATCATGTCGTCCTCGAAGTAGGCAACCCAGTCAAAGTGCTGGTACACCTCTGCAATCCTGTGGCGGTGCTTGCTCGTCAGTTCCCAAGGATGTCCCATCGCCGTGTGGGCGTGGAAGGTCACGGGAAGGTGAGCGAGTTCTTGGGCCGCTTGGGGGTCGTTGGTGTCCACGAATATGTCCGACTGCACGGGGTAGGACTTGATGGCCTCAATGACCTTAATCAAATTCTCCACCCTGTTTGGATGGTGGTGGTAGGCGATGTTGGCGAGTAGTTTCATTGCTAAAAAGTTGTCACGAATTTATCAGGCGAGGGCCATCCTGGGTTGGGGTCGTACACGGTCATTCCTTCCCGCTTCCCTATCCAATGCTCGGCCTGCCAGCGGTGTTCCCGTACTGGTTCTCCGAGTTCCCGAATGTGGCTTGACTTGGCCCACCAAAAGTTGCCAGCGAAGTAGGGGTAGCCTTCGGGGTTGTTGTGGTCCCTGATTTCGGGGAATTGCTCGGTGGTGAGCCAATGCGTTCCCACGCAGTCCACTTTCTCCAGTTCCACAAGGGTGCGCTCCCATGCCACGATATTAAAGAATATCATAGACCTGCACCACATCTGCTTGACCAGCGATGGGTCGCTGCCGCCCTTGGTGTGAGCGTACAGGTAGGCGGCATCCTCGGTCTGCGATGCTCGGTACATCTCGGTGAGCGTGGCCTGCTCCCATGCGTTTGTGCGGGTGACCACGACCTTAATCTTTGCCGCCACGAGGGAGTTGTCCAAGATTTCCTTGACGACCTTTCGCTGGTCGGGAGGACCGACGATGCCGACACGTATTTCGTCAAGTTGCTCAATCAGCCCGTAATTGCACAGGGCCATCATGTGTTGGTGCATGATGAGTTGCCATTGGCCGCCGCCGCCGCAGTAAATGTGGTAATAGTGGATGAGTTTCATTGGATGAGGAGGGTTAAGATGCAGCCGATAAACACCAAGGCCAGCACGACCCGACCGATGGCGAGGGCGAGGTCAAGGAGGGATTCAAGGTTCATGCCTCGTAAGCAGGCATATTTAACCGAATCCGTTCTTGTAGGCAGGTAAAGTAACTGTTCATGATTTCGCCCTGCAAAATCAACAACGCCCTGTTTGCTTCGTTTAAATCGTTAAATTGTTGGGTAAGCGTAAAAGACCTTAACTTTTCAATTTTGTCTTCTAACTCTGTGGATTCATCAATCAATCTTGTGAAAAAGTTGCTCATTTTATGGGGGTTTAATTACGCAAAGTTACACCACCAAATACTTCCCCGAGTTACTGACGGCCAATTTGTTGAGGGCCACATAGCGGAGCGCATCGCAGGCGTGGTTATACGAATCAATCGGGACCCCCGTGTCCTTGCCATCCTTGTCCGTAGCCCAAGTGTACGAGCGGAGTTCCTTAATCAAGTTGACGGAATCCTTGGTCACATGAAGGTTAAACCGCTTGACCACATCTATCCCCTGCCTGACCGAATCGGGTCCCTTGCTCGCTGGCTTGATGTTGAACCCGAGCCGATAGATTTCCTCAATGCTCTTCGGTTCTGCCGAATCGGCCACAATCTCCCAAGCCCTGGTAATCCCGAACTCCTTCAGCCTTGTGGCGATGTCGCTATTGGTCAAGCCCCGATGGTAGAGCAGTTCGTGGATGAACAAGTCATCCCCCCTGCGGTACACGGCGACCAAGGCCGTAGGGTCGTTGCTGAACCCCCAGTCGAGGCCGTAGGCGACGAATTTCATCGTGGATGGGTCTATACCCTCGACAACCGTGTAGTCCCCGTATATCGCACCCTGTAGCGTCCCGACTTGGCCCAACCCGTACACCTTCCACCAGTTCGCCCAATATGCCGAATGCTCCGCTTTGGTGCGGTTCAGTTCGATGTCATTCCGAATAGTATCGGGAAGGGCTTCGTTGTCTTGGTATGTGAGGATGAGGAACTCTGCATCCGTTTCGGGCAAGACCTCGGTATGCGCCCAAAATTCGTGGGTCGGGTTAAAGTCGATGTAAATCTCCTGACTTGTACGGATGGCGAGTTGGTAATACGAATCGAAGTCGATGTTGTTGGCCTCGTTGATGTAGAGTATCTGCCTCCTTGCCCCACGGAGCCGTGCCTCCGAATCAGCGGAGAAAAATTCTATAGTGGATCCGTTGGCGAAGTTGTACTGCAGGAGCGTCTTGTTCCAGCGGTCGGGAACCCACCGATGCGTCCATTGCATAATCTTGGCGAAATCTTTGATGGCCCCCCTGCGAAGGTGAGGCACGGATTCGCTGACGACCGATATTTCCGACTTAGGAAACCGAGCGGCGTGGTCAATGAGGACCGCAAGGATGCCGAATGTTTTGCTCGCACTTGTCCCGCCTTGTATCACCTTCTTCCGAGCGGTCATCGCCCGAATCTTGCGGATGGCCGTGGTGTACTTAAAGTCCATCGCCAAAAAGCGGCTGCTCGATGGTGACGGTGTTCTCCTGCTTGTCCACCAAGCCAAGAAGGCGGGAGGCGATGTTGGCCGAGTAAACACCCGAACTTGCACCCTCCAGCATATCCTTGTCGCAGGTGGCCCGTATGCGTGTAATGATTGGGGAAAATTCTTTGTGCATCTCCGATGTGCCCTTCCTATAGTCCGAAAGGTCAAAGCAGACCCCGTTCTCCGCAAGCCATCCCTCAAAGCCTCGAAAAGTGATAGGCCGCTCCTTGTCCCTGTAAACCATGACCCCATCCTTGCCGACATAGTCCTGCACTCGGTACGGGTTGGCCTTGTTCTCGGCCCTGTACTTTTCAAACGCCTCCCATAGTTCTTCGGGGGTATTCCATATTGGGGGACGGCCTGCCATCAATACTCTATTTTGTCAATCAGTTCGTCAATCTTGTCCACGATTTTCATCTTGACCGCAAAGGCGTTGGGCGAGTTGGATTCCTCCACCGCACCAATGCAGTCGCAGAGGGTCGTGATGACCATCATCAGCGAATCCATGCGGGCTTGGACTTGGGCCTCATCGTTGGGGGCTTTGGTTGAGGGCATGGGTAACGGTGTGGTGGTTGGCTTCGGCGAATTGGTCCGCCTCTTGGTAAATGTAGGATAGGGCCGATTTTACGCAGTCAGCGCACCACCAATTCGTGTTCGGTCGTCCGTGGGCCACGAGGATGGTTTGCAAGTCGTGGACCGCTTCGGGGGACAACCGCATAAACAGGGCGGCTTGGTACTGGTCCCAATAGTGGCGGTGTTTTTGAGCCGTGAGGTATTCCGCTTGTGTCATAGTAGGGTCAGTTGCTTGGGTTGCTCCTGCACTTGTTTAGAGCGTGCCTGAATGCGTTTCTCGGATATAGCGATGTACTCCGCCTCCCGTTCAATCCCGATGTATTGGAAGCCCTCCAAGACCGCAGCGCATCCCGTGGAGCCTGACCCGTTGAAGGGGTCAAGGACGATTCCGTTTGGCGGGGTTACGAGGCGGCAGAGGTAGCGCATGAGGTCGGTAGGCTTGACGGTGGGGTGGTGATTTTCGCCCCTATCCGCTTTGCTCGCCTTGGCGCAGTAGAAGAAGCGTGCCGAATCTTTGAGCAGGTCGGTGGCTTCCTCGCTTCCATCGTGTATGAAGTTGGCGGGCCAGCGGCCTTCTGGAAGGGGTGTTCCTGATTTTTCATAAAAGTAATTCCCGTAAGAATTTACCGTTCCGCTTTTTGCTCCAATAAACTGTTCTTTCTCCCGTTTCCCCACCCTTCCCCCATCCACATTAATCGCCCCCGTCCCGTGTTGCAGGACATTCTCGGCCACCGTTCCAACCAGCGGCTTGCGGGCCACGGTTATCGGCTCCAACGCAGGCTTGAGGGCAGTCCCCCAGCCTTGCCATTGCTTTGCGGCATCGGTGGAGGGGGCGGTTGGTGTTATGCCATCGCCCCAAGCGCCATAGCGGCCTGTTGATTCTGATTGCGCACCTTTGCGTGTTTCGCCAACAACCTCCCGCTCCGCTCCTGCCGCCTTATCAATCGCCTTGCTCACATCCAGCGACTTCGGGAACCCCGACCCGTACACCCACGCAATCATATCCCGAATCTCAAAGCCTGCATCCTCAATCCTTACCGCCATGCGGTGCTGCGTCCTCGTCCCCGCAAAGGCCAGCAGATGCCCCCCAGGTTTCAAGACCCGAAGGCACTCCACCCAAACATCAACGCTCGGTACATCGTAGTCCCATTTCTTGCCCATGAATGACAACCCATAGGGCGGGTCGGTAACGATTGAATCCACGCTGCAATCGGGCATGGACCGCAACACTTCAAGGCAATCGCCGTGGTGCAGTTGGTGCGTCATCGGTTCGTTACTTGGAGGATGACAACCGTAAGCCCCGCAGAGGCGAGGCCGTAAACGGGAGCGAGGACCCATCCGCAGGTGGGCAGCGTCAGGGCCACCGCCACCCAAAAGGTTAGGCAGGTGACGCAGGAGAACGGCTTGTGCCTTCCCAGCCAAGTCCTGTACCACCATTGGGGGAGGACATGGTACTCGGCAATGGCAAGGGCGGTCAGCGAACTAATCAATAGGGGAAATATCAGCGTGTCCATGGTTTTGGATTGCAGCCTTGATTTTGGCCTTGGCTTGGTCGATGGAATAGATTATTGAGCGGTACGGGATGCCCGTGTCACGAGATAGTTTCTTCATGTTCCCCGTCCGTAGGTGGAGGCGCAGTAACTCCTTGTCATAGGGAAACGCCCCGTCCTTGGCCCATGTGTCCATCTCTGCCTCGGCGATGGCCCACAGGTCATCCATAAGGGAATCGTACTCGGACTGGGGAATAGGGGAATCGGGGTCCAGTTCTTCAAGCAAATCGTGGTGGCGGTACTTTTGGGCGAACTGGTTGTTCTTGCCTCGGTAGAGGTTCAGCAGCAACCGCACCACATAGAACTTGAAATAGCCCTGCGATTGGATTTGCAGGATTTTGGCGGGGTCTTTTTCCAGCAGGATAAGGACGCACTCCTGTTCCAAGTCACGCCAAAGCGGGTTGCCTCCTGTGATGGTAAGGCAAGCTTTTCGGATTTCGCCCGTGCGGTAGAGGTCCAGTATCGTGTGTTCTGCTGACTGCATGCACAAAGGTATGCAAAAAAAAAGAGGTCAGCGGTTAGGCTGACCCTGTCCGAATCTCACGGATTTGCCGATTATCGTAGGCTCACCGACGACCTAAGTCGCACTTAGTCAGAGGTGTAGGGGTGATTACTTGTTTGCAAATTCTGCCTTGT